CGTCGCCCTCTGGGTCAACGTCGTACTGATTGACTGCCATGAATCACCCTACAAAGCAGTCTTTCAGACCGCGGTGGTTAGCTAATCTTCATTACGATAGTGACCAGCAGCATGATGATCGTACCCGCCGCGCCTACGCCGATGTTCTCCAAGCGTTTCAGCCGCGCACAGATGCCGTCATACCGCAAGGCGCACACCTCCTCATGCGTGTTCAGCCGCGCTTCGGTCTGGTCGATGGTCGTCACGTCAGCGCCTCATCAAGTCTGTGTTAGCGTTGGTTGCGTTGCGCGCGTTCTTGCGCCATCACGTTCTGCTGCGCAACAGGCGACAGAACGTAGAAGCCTGGGCCGCCGGGCTTTATAACGCCGCCGGGCTGGGCGGCGCTTACAAGCGCGCGGTTCGCTTGGCGGCGCGTCATTTGGTTGGATACACCTTTTGCGACCGCGCCAGCAGCTTGAAGTCCACCTAAAGCAACAGCACCCTCAGGAGACAAAGTAGCCAACCCGCCATATCCCGCGCCATAGATAGGCAGTTGATCTGCGAATTTGCGGGCGCTGGGAGATAGTTTTCCCAACATTACCAAAGTTTTTTGCGTAGCGGTTCCTTTGACAACTTTCTCAATTAAGTCTTGAGTAGGTTTGTCAAACTTTGCAAACGTGCGTTTGTTTTTGTATATATTACGAAATTCATCCCTTAACGCTTGTGGAAATGATTTAGTTGCGTCCAGCGGCGACGAAGCGTCAGATGCTTTTTTAAACGCATTTTCAATCGTTTCAGTTTTATACCCTGTTGCGCGGGTGGTGCGAGCTTGTTTGATGAGCGCAGCCGCAGCGGCGGGGTCGCCCGACGTTGTCTGCGCTGGCGTCAAACCATCCATAAAGTCATCTATCAGATCATCAATGACCGTGATTACCGAACGTTCGTCGCTGTCAACGCTTGAAGTGCCACTTTTATTGTAGGGAAGATCGCGAATTTTCCTCCTAAATTTTTCCAACATATCAAACGATATTGGTTTGCCAGATTTTACATCAAGCATTTTTAGTGCTTGATTGACTACTTCGTCAGTATCAGGATCATACGGTAAATTTTGTACGCCTGCGCGAACTTGGGTCGCCAAGTCAGTCATTGCTTGCGGGGCAATGTTGACGTTTGCGGCTTTCATTTGTTTGTATAGATCGGAAGACTCTTTTACTATCTCACCCGCAGTTACCAATTTTGGCTTAGGCGTACCGGCCTTGAACCCTGCACCGCCGCCCGCCAGACCCAGACCCAGCAGCGCCGCCGGGTTCGTCACGTCAAGGAAGTTTGACGCAACGGACGGTGCGCCTGCTGCGCCCGCGCCCGCCGCAGCCTGACCGCGAATGTTCTGGCCCATAGCGCGCATGAAGTTCCGCGCCTGGGGTGATGTTGCTTTGCTGGCCAATGTCTGGAAAGCCTTGGCTTGGCCCGCGCCGCCAACGGCGCCGGACAGAACATCGCTGAACACCTGTTCGCCTGGCGTCTCCGGTGCGCGGGTTGCGCCGATGCTTTGGTATCCCTGCTGCATGGCTTCAGACGGTAGCGAGACGCGCTGGCCGCCGAACAGCGGCGCGGCAAGGTTGTAGGCGCTTGTGCCAAGATCACCGAGGCCCAAGGCCAGCACACCGCCCGCAGCGCCAAACGGAGCGCCGACGCCAGCAAAGGGTGCGCCCGCCATCGCGCCCATACCCGCGGCAGTCGCGTAGGGCAGCAGCGCGTTGGCGGCAACGCCGGCCACTTGCGTGGCTTTATCCATACCCGTGCGCGGGGCTTTGGTGCGCGGCATTGCCTTCTCAACAACGCCCAGCCCCGCGTAAGGGTCTGCGCCGCCCTGTTCGTAAGTGCCTAGCCCGGCGTAAGGATCGTTCTGTTTCATTGTCGAACCATGACCTCCCCGTTGTCCGAACGTCTCCAACGCTTGATGTTAGGGTTGGCGCGTACCTGTTCTGGCGTCAAAGTTGGAATTACTGGCGTCTTTTTCGGTGCGGCGTTGCCGCCCTTGGTTGGTGTCTTAGACTCCAGTCCTTTAAGCCGTTCCATTTTAGTTTTAAGTTGCTTCCACGCCGCCAATCGCGTGTCCGCAGGAACAGACGGGTCTTCCATTTTACCTTTCAACCGCTCAAACACTTTGCGGTCTTCGTTAGATATGCCGGCGCCCAACTTGCCGTCTGGCGCCAACGCCAGCATCAAATCAGCACCAATAACTTCAAGCGCGGCAATGTTTTCCATACCGGGGGTAGAACCGCCGCCGTATTCCTTTGGTATGAACGCCATGATGTCCGCGCCCAGTTTTTCCGCGCCGCCGCTTGTCGAACCTTCGATAAGTTTGGCCACCGGGTCGTCCCCAGTTTCAAAATCAAAGCCGGTAATTTCCTTGAACTGCTCAACCGTCCGCGCGCGTTCTGCGGCAGTGGCCGCTTGCTGAATGGTTTTAGGCGCGCCAGCAGGCGCGGTTCCGCCGCCGCGGACAGGTGTTCCGCCGGGTCTAGCGCCGGTTTCAATATCACGCATAGCCGCCGCAAGTACGGGAACTTGCGCCGCGGTAATCGGGGTATCAAGACCAATACCCAGTTTACCCGCGACGTAAGTTTTATAGCTATTACGGCCAGCTTCTGGATTTTCCTTAGATGCCGGTGTATACTTATCAATGATCTTGTTTACCGTGTTAATGCCTCTGCCGACATAACTGCGGCGCAACATATTTTCCTGCGCGGCGATTCCTGCTTGCGGCGTATCAAACGTAGCAAATCTGCCACTAGCGCCCGCATAACCCGGCAGTGAACGTGTATACTCGTTGTCTTCCATAGCGCCAGGATTAGTCTGAAGCGCAATTTCCACGGGTGTAGCGCCGCGAGCGGGCGCGCCCATAGGTGCGGCAGGCATAACGCCGCCGCGAGGGCCGCCCACAATACCCGGCGGCGTGTAGCCGCCGACTGGGCCGGCAGCCGCAGGATAGCCTTGCGAAGTGTTGGGGTCTACGATAACCGCGCCGATCCCTGGCACGTTGACGACCGTTGGCTTGATCGTGACCGCCGCTTCCGAACCAGGGACAACTTGCGCCGCGCCACCACCGTACTCAGGCACATTGAGTATACGTGTAGTTGTGCCCAGATTTTGCAGCATGGGATTATTTTTATACCGTTTGTCGGCTTCGACAGTCTTAATGCCGGTCTGCCGTTGCCATTCAGGAAACTGCGCGGGGTCAGCGGGCAAAGATGCCACCACTTCCTTTAGACCGCCCAAAAACATATCGTTTTGAAATTGCGGCGCCGCTGCAATGCGCTGCGCAAACGCCAAAAAATCTTCCGGCGAATTGGAGTTAGCCGCCGCCGTGTAGATGGCTTGATTGAATAGCTCGCCGGTTTTAAGTGACTCAGCCGTAGCTTCGGACGTTGCTTTGTTTAGCTGCGGAACGGCCAGCGCCGCAGCCCGCGATTCTTGCGTCCGCGCGATATCCAACTGCTGCTGCTGCGCCGCTGCCTGACGTTCAGCAGCGCGCTGCTGCGACATCATGTTGATGAACTGCGCGCCCTGCTGGATCGCAGGCCCCAAGAAGTTGCCTTGCGGTGCGCGGGCTTGAAGGGCGATTGCTTGGTTAGCCATTGTCCGTCCTTAGTTAGCCGCCGATGCCACGGTACGCGCCCGGTGGGATAGGCGTCATACCGCCGCTACCGCCGGCGCCGCGGCCCAATGAATTAAAATAGTTCATCTGCGCTTGCATCAGTGGGTACGACGCTGCCGCTTGGCCGATGCTGCTTAGTGCGCCGCCCAGTGCGTTGGCCTGACCGACGTACCCAGACGCGCGGGCTTGACCGGCACCCAAAATGTTGCCTTGTTCATTCTGGCTCGACTGACCGACATCGCGCGTCATGACGTTGGTCGCCGACTGCCCCGCGCCCATCAGCGACTGAAGCGGGTTCAGACGCGCGTTGCGCTCGATCTGGTAGCGGTTGAAGGCGTTGCCATACTCTTGGCTGGCCAAGTCCTGCCCAAACCGCTGGATGCCGCGCAGCGTGCCACCTGACAGCAGATTGCCGCGCGCCGACGCGCTGCGCTCCAGCGCACGCATACCTTCCGCTTGGCGGAAAGCGTAGCCTGGGTCTTGCTCAAAATCAGTCTGGCTAAATGGCTTGGCCAGACTGCCGTAGCCTTCCGCTGATGCGTCGCCGCCGATCCCCAGCAACTGCATGATCTGCTCTTGCGCGGTCAGGCCAGCTTGACGGAACGGTTCTTGCAGCCCGATCTGGCGCTCCAGCATCCGTTCGTTGGCGGCCTGCGCTTCGCGCGCAGATTGCGCTTGGACGTTGGCAGCCTTTTTGGCACCGCCGGCTGCGATCAAACCGCCGCCCAGCGTTGCCACGCCGCCAATAACTGCTGCTGCTACGGCTGACATTTCACTTATCTCCTACCGACAGCGATAGCGCCTGTCTGTAATCCACGGTTATCTCCGCGCCGACACTACTACCTTTGCAGCCAGAAATCGACTGGCTTGAGAACAAAAAAATATCGCCGTTGTCGCTTTTGACCATAACGGCGTTCGGCGTTTTTGAGTGGTTGGTAAACCGCCCAGCCGGCGTGCGTTTGCCGCCAAGCCTAGCCGGGGCAATCAACTCATGCGCGGCGATGTCGCCAGTGGCGAACACACCCTTGCCGTGGATCAGCGACGGCGCCACCATCATCTTGTAGCCGCCGTGCGGCAGCGGAATCTGGTCGCTCTCATCCGCCGATATGGCCCAGACCGTGTCGGCGTCGAAACCAAACTCAGCAATTGCTGCGGCGAAGTCGTCCTGATCTGTATGAGTGTCATACGACAAAAGCAGATCGTTGGCTTTTTGGGCTTCCTCAAAGGCAATGCTTTTGTCCAGAAGCTGCGCCTCCAGCGTTTCCACATCTGTCTCGTCGGTGGCGTACACGTTCTGCCAGCGCACCGTCTCATGGATGTAGGCGATCTTGCGCCCGGCGCCGCTTACAAACGTCTGCGGTGCGGTCAGTTCGGTGTGGCCGCCGTCTTGGCCGATCAGCGTGATGCGGCCTTCCAGCATAATGTTGATGTGCGGGGTCTTGTGCCGATGCCCGATGACATACGCCCCGGTTGGCAACACAACTTCGCGGATGTAAACGCCTGGGCCAAAGTGGTGATGAACTGGGCAGTCAGCCTGTTCATGCTGAAGAAAAGCCGTTTCCAACTTCTCAACGTCCGCTTCCGTAAACGGCGCGGTCGGCACAAGGTCATCAACGCGCGCCAACATCAGCTAATCTCACGTCCTGACGCGCGGATGTTGATCGTCAGCGGCGCCGACGCCAGCGTCGAGATAAACCCATTCGGGTTCAGGACGTGGCCCACCAGTTCCGGGAACGTGTAGGTTTCGGACGGCTGGAGCGTCTTGGTCTTCACGATCAGGTTCTGCGTGCCAGAGGTGTCGGCTGCCGTCACCAGGTTGACGCTGATCGACGCAGCGGACGCGCCGTAGTTGGTGGCCGTAAACTTGTCGATGATCGTCGTCACGTTGGTCGCAGTGTACTGCGTGGACTGCGTATCTTCGGCGACCTTGGCCGGGATCAGGGCTTTGGCGGTAACAGACATGGCCTATCCTTATACTGCTTCGGCGGCTAGTTCGATGTCCGCCGCCGCCAAAATGGTGGTGGTGCCGATACGCCGGATGCCGACATTGAGCGTTGCGTACTGAAGTGTGGTGGTGCTGACCAGCCAATTGCGTGTCGATGTCAGCGCCAGCCAAGTGTCGGTGGCTGAACTGCCGCCGCTCAATGACCCTGACACTAGGCTGGCGTACACTTCGTAGTTGGCCGCCTGCGACGCCGGGACGCACCAAGCATACAACAGTGTGGCACCGCCGCCGTTGACGATCTGAAACGCATTGCCGCTGCTGTTAAGCTGATACTGCGCCGACGCGGTAAGCCCGATGTTGATGCCCGTGATCGTTGCGGGATCGACCGTGATGGTCACGGCAGACGCGGCCCCACCCGACGTACCCAGCAAGGACAGCACCGCGCCGCTCATCAGGACAGCCCTGCGCCAGTGATGGCCCACACGGTCGTGTCCACCTTGACGCACGTCGCCAGGCCGTAGTTGGCCAGCGTCCGCGTGCCGGTGTTGGTCGTGCCAGCCTGCCGCAACGTGTCGGTCGTGATGCCGATGCTCTGGCTGCTGCCGCTGTTGTTGTAGATGACAACCGTCGCGCCAATCGGGAACGCCGCTGCGCTGTTGGCCGGAATCGTGACGCCGCCGGTGGTGATTGAGATGTGCTTGCCGTTGTCGGTCAGCGCTAGTTGGTAGGCTGCCGTTTGGGCGTTCTGCGGTGCGCCGCGGTAGCCGATGCTGGTAGCGCCGATGTCGCCGGTGGCCACAAGCACCACGTCTTGATCCAGCGCCGTGATGTCGTCGTTAGCGCCCGACTTGGCTGCGCCGAGGGCGGTGCGCGCGTTGGCAGCCGTGGTCGAACCCGTGCCGCCGTTGACGACCGCGACCACGCCAGTGACGTTGGATGCAGTGCCGGTGGTGTTGCCGTTGAACGTCACACCCGACCCGATGGTGCCGCCGGTGATGGCCACCGCGTCGGCGTTCTGAAACGCCAGCGACCCAATCGTGACGATGTTGTCCACCGTCCAAATCGTGGCGTTAGCCGAATCGGTCAGCACGACCTTGTATGAGGTGCCGTTGCTGTACCAGATGTTGGCTTCGCCGCGGGAGTCCAAGATCACCGGGTTGGTGTTGGCCACAGTGCCGGCGCCGGTCGTGAAAGTCGCCAGCGGCGTGGTCGTGCCGGCGGCGTAGGTGTAGACCTTGCCGCCGACCAGCGGGTTGCCGGAAGCGTCCAGAAACTGCGCTTTGGGTGAGGGGGAAAGGACGGCCATTTAGTAGTTTCCTTCTGAACCGATGTTGTTGGTCACGGTGAGCGCGACCGAAGGAACGGACGGGTAGAACCCAGAAGCGGCAAATGTCTGCAATTGAACACCCGTGCTGTCTGTGGCCCACATCAGTTCAAAATAATCGCCCGGGTTCATTTCTAGCAAAAAATTCTTCGTAACGACAGCCGCAAAATCAAGAACCTTGGTTCGCACCTGGCTGGTGCTGGCGGTCACGTTTGTGCCGTTCTTGCGGAGCCACACCCACAGCAGTTGGTCAGTCGCCACCGTGGTGTTGACCTGAACGGAAAACTGAATGTTGTAAGTGGCCAGCGTGTCGGCGTAGACGCGGGACGTGGGCGTCCCCAAGGTAATGCCTTCGCTTGTCCGCGTGGTGTTGAACGTCATGGCGTAGGCAGTGTTGATAGCCGCCGCCGTCTGCGTGGTGGTGTCGTAGAACGACCCGTAGCGGCGGCGGGGCAACTGCGGCGTGTACGGCGGCGACACGGACAGGTTCTGGATTTCGGTCTGCAACACAGCCGCCAGCGACGCAGCGTCGCCGTCAGGGCCGATCTGCAAGTCTTGCAGCGTGAAGTCGTTCTGGCCGCTGCCGGTCAACTGAAACAGGCTTTGGAAAAACCTGAACCATTCGCGGCTGACCAGCCCTGTGTTCGGGTCAGCCAACTGCACACGCGGCGGCGTGATGTTGGTGATGTTGACGGGGTTAGGCATTGGTGCCGCTCAACATTAGTTCGGCGTCGATGATAACCAGCTTGACCGGATCGGTGCCTGACACCTCGTACACGCGGTCGCGTAGCTTCATCGTCATGCCTAGGCGGCGCCAGATGGCGCGTTGGCCGTAGCCGCCGATCCTACCGATAGACACCCAATGCTCGTTCGACCATGTGTGACCGCCGTCGTCCGACCAGCGCAGCATAACCTGTGGGTTTGCGCCCTGCACAGACCCCAAGGAAACTTCGATGAAGTCGCCCGACTCCGTAATAAGAAAGTCGCCGCCTTCGGTGAGCAGCAAGTCGTTAAAAACGTCGAACGGGTCGTAGCCTGACAGGCCGACACCGGACTCAAACATGATCTGAAGGTTGTGCTGCGCCGTGCGCTTCAGGTTGTTCTGGCCGGTCGGCAGCGCCCGCCACGACCGCAGCCACTTCTGCGGCGTGCCGTTGTCAGCGTAGGTCGTCAGGTCAAAGGTGTAGATGTTGCCGTTCAGGTGATCGCCGATGACAATGTTGCCGAGGAAGTTGCACTGGCTGTTGCCGCGGTGACGCGAGAACACGCCTTCGTTGAAATACGCCCGCTCATGCCAAGCCCCGGTGGCGACATCCAGAACCCACGTCGTGTTGGCGGATGGGAAGTTCAAAACGTAGAAGGCGTGACCGTCCTGCTGGTAGGTGTAGGCCACCGCGTCGGACATGTTGAGGTATTGCTGGATTTGCCACTCGACCGCGTGCGTGGACACGCGCTGGCCAACGTAGCCCGTCGCCCGGTAGACGATTCCTTGGCCGCGCGCGTCGGTTCCCAACCAAAACACGCCGTTGTCCAGCTTGGCGATGGAATAGGGCGCGACGCAGCCGATCTCGTTGAACGCGCCTTGGATGCGGGCCAGCGGAAAATCTGCGGTGCCGGCGTTGTACCAGACTTCGGTGCTGTCGGTGCCAAACACCCACACTTCGCGGTGGTCAACAATCAGGCCGACGATGCCGTCTGGCGATCCTTCGGCGCTGACGAAATCCAGCGGGTCGATCTGCGTGCCGTCCAGCAGGCTGGTGACGTACAGCCGCTGGCTGTTGGGCGGGTTGAACACGAAGTAACCGTCGAGATAGCCGACCGTCACCGCGCCAGGGAAGTCAGGATCAGTGACTTGCACAAACGTGTTGGTAGACTCGGTGTAGACGAAGGCGTCTGGGTTGCACGCGAAGATGATCTGGTCGCCGTTGTCGGCGATGGACACCGGCCCGCTGCCAGTGACTGACCCCAGCAACACCGGCGTGCCGGTCAGCGAGGACAGTTTGTAGACCTCGTTGCCCGACACGACGAAGAAGTCAGAGCCTTGCGTCTGGTGCGCCCACAGCCCCCGGATCGGCCCGGTGCCAACGGCCTGCTGTAGCTTCAGCCCCGGCGCGCGGTTAAGGAACGCAGGCATCTGCCCACCCTCTGGCACAACCTCTGGAAAGAGGTTGACCATGCGCGCGTCCGCAGCGTTGATGCTGCGGGCGACATAGCTTGAGCCGAGGATGGGGCTTTTCATTTTACCTTTTCACGCACGTAGTCAGCGAACGCAGGGTCGTCACGCATGTGCGCCTGCAACTGCGCTTCGGTCATCTGGCCGCTCTGGTAGCAGGCGAGGAGGGCGTCGTAGGAGTTCATTTTCCGACCCAACCCGTGTTGCCGGTGCCAGATTGTTTCACGTAAAGCGTTGTCCCCGCGCCGCCGTCTTGGCGCGTGTAGAGCGCGCCAACGGGCGCAGTAACCGCGCCTTCGGGCGTGCCTGTGCCGTAGAGGATAAGGCCGGGGATAACTGCGTCGGATCGTCTCGCCATCACTTGCGTCTGCGCGTTGACGAAGTTGTTGTCCTCCGAAACCATTCGAACGCCGCCAGTTTCCTTAATGGAGCCTATCGTATCGCGCCCAAAGCCATAGCTTTTGACCTCTTTGGCGACGGTGGAACTATCATCAGGATTGAACGGGCCGCTAATCGCAGGCAGGCCGTAGCCATTGCCTGGAAGATTGCAGATAATGCGGTTGGTCGCCGCGTAAGTGCCAGCGCCCGTCATCAGCGATGTGACGGCGTTTGGCTCAAGTTGGATTACGCTATTCGTAACGCCCGCAGCAATGTTTGCGCCGACAGAAAGCGAACGCAACTTTAGGTTGGCGCTGACCCCGTTCCCGCCGTCGATTTTGATACCTGTGGTTGAGGAAACGCCGCCGCCCGCAAGTTGCGCGTCAATCAGCGCGTCAATCTGAATGTCCTGATTGGAAACAGACGGGTTGGCAACGTGGACGCCAATCCAAGCACCTGTTCCGTTCTGGCAATACAGCAACCCGGTCGTAATCGTCGTTTGCAGCACGTTTTCAAAATAGAAGCCTTTCTGGCGCGCGTTGATGTGCCAGCTAGACATTGAAAGCCACGGCTCAGATGTGCCGCTGTGAACTTTGGAAACACCTACGTTTACATCAACCGCGACAAAGTTTGTCAGCAATGTGCCTTCGGCGGTGCCGGTAATGTCAACCGCGGTTCCGACGCTGACCGCTTGGCAGTCCGACAGCTTAACGTCGGTGGCTTCGCCCGTAATTTGGAAACCGTAAACCGTGCGCGTAAGATCGCCGGTTTGGCCGTGGACGTAGCAGTTTTCTACGACCGTGTTGCGGGCGTTGGAAATCCGAAAGCCACCGCTCCACCAGTTTGCGCTAACAGCGTTGAACTCTGCAATAATGTCGTACAAGGACACCGAGCGCACATCAATGCCAGCCGCGCTAGTGTATTCTACCCGCACCGCAGGCCCACAGTTGGCTGCGCCCGCAACGGCGCGAAACCCGCCGATGTCAATGTTAGTGGTTGAGGACAAGCCAG